GACTAAAGAAGCTGTTAAAGCATTACAAAAAGCCTTAGGTGTTGACCAGGACGGTATCTATGGTCCAGTCACAAAAGGCGCATGGGAAAAGAATCCTAATGTTAAACTTGATGCAGGTGCTAGCGCACAAGCAGCTCCGGGAGCTACAGGTGATGTTGCTACTATGGCGGCTAAAGCATATCCTAACGCAACAGGTGGTGAAGAGTTCTGGCACAATGGTACTCGTTACCAATATCTAAGAACACACGGCCTTGCTAACCCAGGCGAGTGGAAACCAAACTTCAAAGCAGGTGATTGGGGTTGGGCTTACAACAAGTGGGCCGCTGAGAACAAGTTCACTGGCACACCGCAAGAAGCCAAGACAGCATACGACAAAGATACTCTTACTAAGAAATCTGCAGCTGCTGAACCAGGCGGTCCTGGCGATATGGGGCAAGCTGCACCTAATGCGCCAAAAGCACCAGGTAGCGTAGAACCTGCTCCAGTTAACCAAAAGCAAAGAGCTGAATGGGCTAGGAAGTATGGTGCTACACACAATACTGATGGTTCTCCAAAAACTGATGCTCAAAAAGGTCCAACTTCCGAAAGCACAGAGTTAGATCGAATACTGAAACTAACTGGACTATAATAAAAGCGGCTTAGGCCGCTTTTTGTTTGGGGCTTGACATTTGCAGATAAGTACTGTACAATAAGGCAATTATTAGGAGACACTTATGTCAGGTCGTTCATACGGTGCAGAAGAAAAGGCAAAACTAGAGCGTTTAATTACTGAAGGCTCTACAGTATTAAGAGAAATTGAAGATTTACAAGAAGGCTTAAAGGAAACGGTTAAGGCAGTAGCTGAAGAGTTGCAGGTAAAGCCAAGCGTTATCAACAAGGCAATTAAAATTGCCCATAAAGGTGACTGGTCAGCTTACAACGAAGATTGGCAAGAGATTGAAGCAATTTTGGATATTACTAAGCGTATCTAATTCTGTTATAATATTAAAGGTAAGGCAGGCCATAATCTGCCAGATCGGTATTTGTCAGCCGGAAATGACATAAGGAGAATAAATGAGCTATGTAGATGCATGGTTCGACCGTGACAATGATGTCATTAAAATAGTCGAACGAAATAAGAAAGGTGAACGAGAATTCAAAGACATTCCCGTAAAGCACACTTTCTATTATAAAGATCCCCGAGGTAAGTTTCAATCAATTTACGGGGACGCTGTTTCTAGGGTAGTGTGTAAGAACACTAAAGACCTGCGCAAAGAAATGGCAATCAACTCAGGCAAACAACTGTACGAAGCGGATATTAATCCTATCTTTGTTTGCTTATCAGAAAACTACTTAAATGTCGATGCGCCTAAACTAAATGTAGCGTTCTTCGATATTGAGGTGGACTTCGATCCAGAGCGTGGCTATGCAAGTCCAGACGATGCATTCATGCCAATTACTGCGATCGCTGTTCACCTACAATGGTTAGACACAATGGTTTGTTTAGCGATTCCTCCAAAGACACTTACTATGGAAGAAGCTAAGAAGCAAGTTGAAGAATTTCCTAATACATATTTGTTTGATAACGAAGCAGACATGTTGGACATGTTCTTAGACTTGATTCAAGAAGCAGACATCTTAACCGGTTGGAACTCAGAGGGCTTTGATATTCCGTATACTGTTAACCGTGTTACTAAGGTTCTCAGTAAGGAAGATACACGCCGCTTCTGTTTGTTTAACCAATTCCCAAAGAAGCGTGAATACGAAAAGTTTGGTAGAGAATCTGTTACATATGACTTTGTAGGCCGTGTACACTTAGATAGTCTTGAACTGTATCGCAAGTACACATATGAAGAACGCCACAGCTATCGACTAGATGCTATTGCAGAATATGAACTAGGCGAGCGTAAAACACAATATGAAGGTACACTTGATCAGTTATACAACAATGACTTTAAAACATTCATTGAATATAACCGACAAGACTGTGCGCTTCTTGATCGTATGGACAAGAAGCTAAAGTTCATCGACTTAGCCAACACCCTAGCACATGAATGTACTGTATTGCTACAGACTACAATGGGTGCTGTTGCAGTGACTGAGCAGGCTATCATTAACGAAAGTCATCGTAGAGGCTTCCAAGTTCCTAATCGTCCTAAGATGGATGAGCGTGAGGATGCACAAGCCGCAGGTGCTTATGTTGCATATCCTAAAGAAGGCATTCATGACTGGATCGGTTCTCTAGATATTAACTCACTGTATCCTTCTGCGATTCGTGCGCTTAACATGGGTCCTGAAACTATTATTGGTCAGTTGCGACCGACAATGACCAAAGAATACATTGACAACCATATGGCTAAGGGCAAGTCATTTGCCGCTGCATGGGAAGGTGTGTTTGGTAGTTTAGAATACACTGCTGTTATGGAACAGGAAATCGGTACAGACATTACTATTGACTGGGAGAATGGCGATAGCGATGTCCTTAGTGCCGCTGAAGTTTACAGATTGATTTTTGAAAGCAATCAGCCTTGGGTGCTTTCAGCTAATGGCACTATCTTCACTTACGAGAAAGAAGGTATTATCCCAGGGCTACTAAAACGCTGGTATGCAGAACGAAAAGAAATGCAGGCCAAGTTAAAGGAGGCTATCAATGCTGGTAACAAAATTGAAGAAGAGTATTGGGACAAACGACAGTTGGTCAAGAAGATTAACCTTAACTCGCTCTATGGCGCCATTCTTAATCCTGGCTGTCGCTTTTTTGATAAACGCATCGGCCAATCTACAACTCTTACTGGGCGTCAGATTGCAAAGCACATGGCTTCCAAGGTTAATGAGATCGTTGCTGGAGAGTATAATCATGTAGGTAAAGCTATTATCTACGGTGATACTGACTCTTGTTATTTCTCAGCATACAAGACCTTGCAAAAAGAAATTGAAGCAGGGCATATTCCTTGGACTAAAGAAAGTGTTGTGCAACTGTATGATCAAATTGGCGAAGAAGTCAACGCTACATTCCCACAGTTCATGTTAGATGCCTTCCACTGTCCAAAGTCGCGTGGTGAAGTTATTAAAGCCGGTCGTGAGATTGTTGGCAGTAAGAGCTTGTTTATTACTAAGAAGCGTTATGCTGTTCTTTATTACGATAAAGAAGGTAAGAGAGCAGACATTGACGGCAAGCCAGGTAAGATCAAAGCTATGGGCTTAGACTTGAAGCGTTCAGATACTCCTGAATTTATCCAAAACTTCTTAAGTGATATTCTTGAGAAAGTATTAACTGGTAAAGACGAGCAAGAAGTTCTCAAAGACATTAGTGAGTTTAGAGCACTATTCAAAGCACGACCTGGTTGGGAGAAAGGTAGTCCTAAGCGGGCTAACAAAATTACTGAGTACCAAGCCAAAGAAGTTAAAGCAGGCAAAGCTAATATGCCGGGGCATGTCCGAGCTAGTATTAACTGGAATACATTGAAGCGTATGTTTAACGACAAGTACTCGATGAACATTACAGACGGTGCTAAGGTTATTGTTTGTAAACTTAAACAAAATCCGTTAGGCTTTACTAGTGTTGCATATCCAGTTGACGAGTTACGCTTGCCACAGTGGTTCAAAGATCTTCCTTTTGATCATGCTGAAATGGAACAGACAATTATCGATAATAAGTTAGACAACTTAATCGGTGTATTGAACTGGGACATTGCTAGTACTGAAGAAAAGAATACATTTAACAGTTTGTTCGAGTTCTAATATGAAATTTATTATTGCAGGATACGGATTTGTTGGAAAGGCTGTACATAATGCTTTTAAAAAGAAGCACGATGTAGTTATAGTCGATCCAAAATACACTACAAACGAAATAAAGTATCACCACGATGCAGACGGATTAATTATCTGTGTTCCGACGCCTACTACTGAAGACGGTATTTGTGACGCTAGTATTATTGCTAACATACTAGACGAGGTTCCAATCTTCATGCCAGTGCTAATTAAGAGCACAGTTACTCCTGCTATTGCAACAGGATTAGCAGAAGTATATCCAAATCATAGTATTGTGTTTGGTCCTGAGTTTCTAAGAGCAAATACAGCAGAGCAAGATTTTCTTAATCAAAAGTATGTTGTGCTAGGCGGAGAAGATCCCGATGCATTATGGCACAGCACCTTTTTAGAAACATTACCAAACTGTAAACTAGTACTTAACTGTTCGGCAGAAGAAGCATGCCTTGTCAAATATGCTACAAACAGTTTCTTAGCACTTAAATCAAGTTTCTTTAATCAGCTATTTGATGTATGTGCAAACACAAACATGGATTTTGATATAGTCAGACAAATCTTATCGCAAGACACACGCATCGGAAATGGACATACCCTTGTTCCAGGACCAGATGGCGAGCGTGGTTGGGGTGGGCATTGTTTTCCAAAAGACACAGAAGCATTTGTACAATGGACTACTACTATCGGAGCACCTGTAACATTGGTGGAATCAGCCATCCAATATAACAATAAAGTAAGAAAAAACACTTGACTTTTAGACAAAACCTAAATATAATCATAGAACATGGAGAATAATATGAAAGACTTTCTACAAGATTTAGTAGCACACACACATAGCTTGGGCTTTTTGCCTCTAGTAAAAATTTCAGCAACTGATAAAGAAACTAGTATCGAATCAATGGCTGAAGATCGTTCAGTTATTGTTAATGCTAAAACACACGCACCAGTTGATAACTTTGAAGGCACCTTTGGTATGCCTAACTTGAACAAGTTAGATCTACACCTTAAGTGTCCTGAATACAAAGAGAATGCAAAGATCAATGTTGTTAAGGCACAACGCAACGGTGAAGAAATCCCAACAGGCTTACACTTTGTTAATGCCGCTGGCGACTTTGAAAATGACTATCGTTTCATGAACCAAGACATTATCAACGAAAAGTTGAAGTCAGTTAAGTTCAAAGGTGCCAAGTGGGATATTGAATTCCAACCTTCAATGGCTAGTATTCAGCGTTTGAAGTTCCAAGCGGCTGCTCACAGTGAAGAAAGTGTTTTCCAAGTTAGTACAAAAGATACTAATCTAGTGTTTAGCTTCGGTGACGCAAGTACACACGCAGGTTCATTTACATTCCAGTCAGGTATTGATGGTAAATTGAAACAAACTTGGTCTTGGCCTGTTGTTCAAGTTATGAGTATTCTTAACTTGTCAGGCGATATTACTATGCGTATTGCTGACGCAGGTGCTTTACAAATTACTGTAGACAGTGGTATTGCTGTTTATGATTACATCCTTCCAGCACAAAGCAAGTAATGAATCGTAACTTAACCGCTACACAAAACGACTATGCTGTGTTTTTACCAGCAACATCGGGATTCTATGCTACATTCATAGGTAAACAACGCTACGGCAATTATGTTGATCCTGCTAGAATCCCTAATAGCTTCGCCAACGGTGTAGAAAGTCTTAACTACTTAGAACCAGACAAAGGTGCATTTTATTATGACCATTGTCTGTATTCAGCAGGTCACGCTAACTTAGACTTGAATAAGGTAGACGAAGGCGAAGACATGTTCCGTAATCGTAATCGTGCTACTTCGTGGGTACTAGGTGATAGCGGTGGTTTCCAGATCGGTAAAGGTGTGTGGGAAGCTGACTGGAAAGATCCTAACTGTCCTAAAGCACAAAAGAAGCGTAGCCAAGTTTTAACTTGGATGGATAGTCTAATGGACTATGGTATGTGTCTTGATATTCCGGCTTGGGTTGCTCGTAGTCCTAATGGACAAAAAGCAACAGGCATTACTAGTTATGCCGAAGCTGTTCAAGGAACATATATTAACAACGATTACTTTGTTAATAACCGCAATGGTAACTGTAAGTTCTTAAATGTTCTGCAAGGTGAAAATCATGCAGACGCAGATGATTGGTATGATCGCATGAAGAAGTACTGTGATACAAAACAGTACGGAGATCGTGCATTTAATGGTTGGGCGATGGGTGGTCAGAATATGTGTGACATCCATCTTGTACTAAAAAGATTAGTAGCATTACGATTTGACGGACTCCTTGAAAAGGGTCAACACGATTGGATGCACTTCTTGGGCACCTCTAAATTAGAGTGGGCAGTTCTTTTAACCGATATTCAACGAGCAGTAAGGAAATACCATAATGAAAACTTTACCATATCTTTTGACTGCGCCTCACCGTTTTTGGCAACAGCAAACGGACAAATCTACATCCAAACAGAAACAGCAGACAGAACAAAATGGGTCTACCGAATGGTGCCGTCTGCTGACGACAAGAAGTACGCTCTCGACACACGACTCTTCAAAGACGCAGTCATCCAAGACGGAATCTTTAAAAACTTCGAACCAAGTCCGTTAATTGATCAAGTATTAATGAATGAGATTTGTATCTACGGTGCAGGAACTCCTAAGCCAGGTGTTACTAATCCAGACCCATACAATCCTGCAGATTGGATTCAACAGCCAGACTTTAACAAGTTAGGTAAGGTTAGCAACAAGACTAGTTGGGATTCATTTAGCTATGCTATACAAATGGGTCATAATGTATGGCATCATATTAATGCTGTACAAGAAGCCAATCGTCAGTACGACTTAGGCAATGTTCCTTCGATGTTAGTACAAGAAAAGTTTGATCGCATATACTTTAAAGATGTAGTTGAAGCCATTTTTGCAACAAGTAATCGAGCAGAAGCAGAAGCTGTTATTCAAGACTTTGATAAGTTTTGGCAAAGCATTATTGGTACTCGTGGTGCCACTGGTAAGAAAACGGTTAATGCTAGTACTATGTTTGCCAATCTATTTGACGAAGTGGACCCTGAACCTGTACAATTAGAACACGGTGAAGAATTTACTGAAGAAGAAGAATCAAAATTAGACCAGCTAGAATCACAGGTAAAAGAATGACATTGCCCGACGAAAGATATCGAGCTGTAATGCAGACTCATAGATTTCTCTTAGAAATTTTAACTACTCCTCGAGTCCCTAAAGCGGTCAAGGATGAAGCAAGAGCATGTTTGCGTCATTACCCTAACGAATGGGAAATGGAACAAGTTGCAGAAGCTAGTCCACATGTCTTCGCTAAAAGAATGGAAGAAGTAACTAGATTGTTTAAAAAATACGAAGAAGGCAAAAAGAATGAAGCGTGACTATAAAGAAGGTGTAAGTGATGCCATTGACTTCTTTATTGGCAAAGAAGTTGAACATACACCCGCATTTGGTATGCGTACATTGTTTGTTACAGGAGTACAACCTCTTGATAAGATAGAGCGCATCCTTGGTGACAATAATGCTTTGCTTGATACTAGTAAACATATTGAGCATATCTTCTTTGGTGCTAATCATAGTTTTAACCCTAAACCTAGTGACCCAGATGATTGGGGTCGTTGGGAGGGTATGATTGAATACTTTCTTCAACAAGGCTATCTATGTAGTCTTGATATCCCGTTATCAGCTATAGAAGAATTTCACGATGGCGGATTAAACGATCATTCAAATTTTATTCCACAAATAAGAGTTCCGATTCCCTATATTAAATTGTGGAATTATAATACAATGTTTAAAATCGATGATAAAGATTTTAAAGCAACTAATCCCGGTGTGTGGTCCCACAGTCTACACGCACTAATGGATCGTAGTAAGTTTACAGACTGGGCACAATATAAAAACGATGAGATCGTTAAATGATTATTAAACAAGACATCCGTCCTAATAAAATGATCTGGGTCACCTTCCGTAAAGAAGGTATGCACAAGTATCCAGCCGCACTTACAGATCCAGCACTTGCTACAGGTGACGAATATGATGTAAGTTTCCTAGGCTATCCGCATCGTCACATTTTCCACTTTAAAGTTTGGATTAGTGTTACACACGATGATCGCGATATTGAGTTTATTCAGTTTAAACGCTGGTTGGAAAACCTTTACAAAGAAGGTACACTACAACTAGATTTTAAGAGTTGCGAAATGATGTCACAAGATTTATACGACAGCATTTCACAAAAGTATCCTAGCCGTGAGGTTTGGATTGAGGTCTCCGAAGACGGAGAAAATGGTTCATTTATTAAGTACTAAGGAAAGACATTATGTCTAAAAATTATAAAGACTACGCTTATTTCGAAAACCGCCCGGATGTTGTTAAAATCTTTGACGACTTGGAAAAGTTACACGACTTTTGTCGTTTCGAAATGCTACCCTTTAACGAGGCGGACTTATACAATCGCCAATCAAGAGTTTGGCAACAGTATGAAAGATATGGTCGCCCACGCAAGCCATGGAACGGTGAAAAGAAACCATGGAACGGTGAACGCAAGCCATACCAAGGCAAAAACCCACGCTACTAATAATGACAATATTTTTAGTCGATCTTGAAGCTGTAGAAACTAGGTATACTGGTCAATGGAAGACCCATGTACCTGCATTACTTAGAAAGGCAGGACACAATGTTCAAATTATCTCTGGCCCTACGGATATTCCTAGTGCAACCACTCCAGGCGCTTTTCTTAATTTTGGTGGGACTAACATTTATAAAGCTAGTCAAGTTGAGCAGATGGGCCGTTTATTTTGTAACGGATCCGTTCATCCCGGCGATCACTTTATCTTTACTGACGCTTGGCACCCTGGTATCATAAACTTAAAGTACATGAGTGAGTTGCTGGGCATACTAGTAACTACACACGGCTTATGGCATGCTGGCAGTTATGATCCACAGGACTTCCTAGGTCGTCTTGTTGGAGATAAGCCCTGGGTTAGACACGCAGAGAAAAGTTTCTTCCACGCATTTGATCACAACTACTTTGCTACAGAATTCCATATTAATATGTTTAGTAAAAACTTACTAGATGCTAACCTAGGCACTATGTATGATTACAAAACATCTGGAAAGATTGTACGCACAGGCTGGCCAATGGAGTATATGGAGTCAACCTTGAACATGTATAAGAACATGCCTAAGCGTGATCTTATCTTGTTCCCACATCGTATTGCACCAGAAAAACAAGTTGAGATCTTTAGAGACTTAGCTGCTCATTTACCGCAATATGAATTTGTTGTATGTCAAGATCAACAACTGACTAAAAACGAATATCATAATTTGTTAGGCGAAGCTAAGATGGTATTCTCTGCTAACCTACAAGAAACATTAGGTATTAGTTGGTACGAAGGCGCAATGGTGGATGCTATTCCAATGGTTCCAAATCGACTAAGTTATAGTGAAATGGCATACGATACATTTAAGTATCCTAGCGAGTGGACTGAATCGTTTGAATCCTATGATTCGTGTAGACCTGCAATCTGTAATAAAATTATACAGTATATGGATCATTATGATCAGTTCTTGCCGCAATTAAGAAAACAAACGAGAGATCTTCATGAGCACTTTTTCAGCGCCGAGCACTTACTCAATAACATTAAATGATCCAATAACTGTAGACTCCGGAAGTACAGTAGTTGGAAATGATACTATTACACTCACTAGCACTAGCGGCAGTAGTGATTACATAATGTACACCGGAACCGGAACCGGTTCATCGTATGTAACTCTAGGAGCTGGTGCAGGTGTAGGCATTATAGCACAAGATATTACTTCAATTAATCCAAGTATTTTTAATTGGAAGATGCCTGAAGAATTTGTTGATTCATTTCCTGACTATGAAAGAGTTCAACAAATGTGCGAAGAATATCCAGGGCTAAAAATAGCCTATGAAAAATTTGTAACAACATATAAGCTCGTAAAGGACGATTATGATACTCCAAAAGATAAAAGAAAAGTTCCTTAACTTTTTAGAGAGACATGACCGAAAAAGAATTATTATGGATCGCTCAAATAACGAGCCATTGCTTACTCGTTACTATTTGTTTTTAAAAGATCGTAAAACATTTCCGTTTAACATATTCCTACATAAGTTTCACAAAGGCGATCCTGGTGATGTACACGATCATCCATGGCCTTATGCCACACTTATTTTAAAAGGCGGTTATTGGGAATATACTCCGTTGTTTAATAGTGATGGACAAATGGTTGGAGAAAAAGGACACTGGAGAGGGCCTGGACACTTTAGGTTATGTGGTTCTACAAGCTATCACCGAATTGAATTAGAGCCCGGAGTAACTCCTTGGACATTGTTTATGCCAGGACCACAAACAAGAGAATGGGGCTTTCTCGTTAAAAATAAATGGATAAAGAATGGCGACTATATTGAATCACGCCGTGAGCCAGCCGATCCCGCAAGGGTTGTCGGGACAGGTGTTAACGGCGTCCGTTTCTAACGGAACAAGTTATACAACTTCTTGGGCACAACCAACTAATAACTTTGTAAGTAATAACGGTAAAGCCGTTATGACTATTCCTGCAGATAAACAAGAGGTAGTGTTAGAAAAAGATGCTACACTAAATGTCAAAGGTACAGTTGTGATAAACGGTGTTAATTTAGAAGAACGGCTATCTACAATCGAAACACTCTTGCAAATTCCCACAAGAGATGTTACAATGGAAGCTAAGTATCCCAAGCTGGCAGAGTTGTACAAACAATATATGCACGAATTGGAAAAATATAAAACTTTTGAAAGAGTTAAAGGCAATGACTGAAAATAACAAAGAACTAAAAATTGAATTTGCTCCTGGAGCATTTGACAATTTTGAAGGCACCCAAGAAGAGCTCGATGAAATGGTTGCTGAAATTCAAAAAATGTTTGAAGGCAAATCTCGAGAAGAAATCGAAGCGATGAGCAATCCAATGACAGAGGAAGAATTTGATGAGCTTCCAGAAGATGTACAATTACAACTCATGCGTGAGTATGGGGATGGCGATCTAGATGACGACTTGTCAGAAGAATTTAAAAGGAAACTACAATGACACAACTACACGAATCAGTTAGAGATACCTATAAAGAAATGGTTATCAAAGAACATGAAGGCTTTCGCCTAACACTTAAGAAGCATGAAGTACTAAGCCCTAAAGGCTTGTTTAGTATTGATATGGTTCAAGAGAGTTTAAAGGACGGTAAAGTTGTTGACTCACAAGTTTACAACTTCTTTATGACTAAAGAAGAAATGCAAACTTTAGCCTACGGGTTAACTGCATGAAAAAAGTCTTTTATAGTTGGTCCGATGTTGAAGGAGCAGTATTAGATATTGCTCGTCAGTTACAACATGATAATTGGAAGCCTGATTATATAGTAGGTATTACTCGTGGCGGGTTGATTCCTGCCACTTTGCTGAGTCAATACATCGGTGTTCAAATGCAATCACTAGATGTTAGTCTCCGCGATGGCGGAATAACTGTATCAAATTGCGGTATGGCAGAAGATGCCTTTGGTTATGTTGCTAAAGAATTTCGTGAACACGAACATCTCCCATACAAGTTACAGGCTGCTAAGAATATTTTAATTGTTGACGATATCAACGATCAAGGGTCTACTATTGCGTGGATTAAAAACGACTGGGCGTCTAGTTGCTTACCAGGCGATGAAAGATGGGATCATGTTTGGGGCGGCAATGTAAGAGTCGCCACTTTAACTAATAATTTAGCTAGTAAAGAAACTGTTGACTATTCTGTATGGGAAGTTAACAAGGCAGAAGAAGACTGTTGGTTAGTTTATCCTTGGGAGGAGTTTTGGAAATGACCGCTATTATTAAACTTATTATAGGCATTACATTGTTAGTTGCCGTTATTATATTTGGACCTATTGCAGGTATATGGTCCTTAAACACTTTATTTCCAGTATTAACAATTCCATATACATTTGAAACCTGGGCGGCTTTCTTTTTGTTGTTTGGTAGTGTAACCGGATTAAGATTTGGATCTAGAAAATAATGTCAGACTTAGAAAAAGCATTAGGCGATAAACGAGCTCCATGGACTGAGATCGAATACAGAACTAAAGACTTTTGGGTCTTTAAAGATGCTTATGCTGTAACTGAAGGGCATTTACTATTTGTGCCTACACAGGAAAAATTTGACAATATAATGGAATGCTACCGAGCAGCTTACAAGTTCGGTTTTGAAGGCGTTCAATCTGAAAGATGGGATGCTTTTAATATTGGACAAAATTGCGGAGAAGCCGCAGGCCAAACTGTAATGTATCCACACATACACATGATCCCCAGACGCAACGGCGACATGGAAGACCCAAGGGGAGGAGTCCGCCATGTTATTCCAGAGAAAGGAAATTACAAAAAATGACTTGGGAAAATAGAATTAAACATCTCGAACACGCACACGCAGCTTTAGACAAACAAATTGATACACAAGAAAAGACTGGGCTCTACGAAGACTTACATCTTGAAGACCTAAAAAAACAAAGATTAAAACTTAAAGACCAAATTGCACAGTTAAAGAAGGATCATGGAGTCCAATAAATTCATAGTTACGATTCCGTGGCAGGGACAACCTAATTATTGGTGGACCGAAGCATGTGCAGATGTTCTGGAAGTATTTGGGTTGCCAGGTGACAGATTTACTAGTCACCCAACAGAAGATAAAATGGTATTTGCTTTTAAGACTGAAAAGGACGCAGATTTATGCAAGATTCTTCTCTCCGAGAGAATATAGAAATTAGTGTAGTTATAATAGCGGCAATTATTGCTGGTATTATCATGTTTGTTTTTGCTCCAAAAAAAGGAGATGTTGTAGTAATCAATTGTACCTGGAGTGAAATAAGTCCAGATTTCACATCGCAAATGAAAGAAGCATGTAGACAAGCTCGGACAAAAAATTATCAAGAAAACTTGCAAAAACCTAAATAAGAATGTATAATAATACAGTACGGCAATCCTCTGCCTTAACATCGGAGATTTAAATTGACAGATAAAAAAGAAACAGCACTTGACGCTATGTACGGCGATAGCGGTTATCAAGAAGGAACAATGCACAACTACTTGGGTTTTGTAATGAAACGCAATGGCAAAAGATTCTGGGCAGGTGACAACATCAGTGAGTACATTGATGAAAAAGTAAAAGCACAACTAATTGACGAAGCAACTGAAGCATTTGAAAAAGTGCTCGATACATTGCTTATTGATCGCGAAAACGATCCTAATAGCAAAGGCACAGCACGACGCCTTGCTAAGATGTATTACAACGAAATTATGGCAGGACGCTATGACCCAGCACCAGATGCAACAGCATTTCCTAATGATTCAGCAGACCGCTACGAAGGTATGTTGGTGGTACGCAGTGAGTTGCGCTCTATGTGCAGTCATCATCATCAGCCCGTTAGTGGTGTCGCTTACATTGGTATCATTGCCGCACAGAAACTTATTGGTCTCTCTAAGTATACTCGTATTGCTCAGTGGTGTGCTCGCCGCGGCACTCTCCAAGAAGAGCTTTGCAACGACATTGCCAGAGAAATTGAAAAAGCAACCGACAGCAAAAATGTAGCTGTCTATGTTCAAGCTGTTCATGGATGCTGTGAGAATCGCGGCATTATGGCACATTCATCATTAACTCAAACTACAGTACTGAAAGGTTCTTTTAATACAGACCCTGCTACTAAGAAAGAGTTCTTTGATAATATTAAATTACAACAGGAGTTTGCACCAAGATGACAACCGCAAAAGATTTAACTGATCAATTAATTGACCGAGCAAAGAATTTAAAAGAGTTTGTTGTAGAACGAGAGTTCTCCGATATTCCTGCAGGTGTTGTTCGATTCAATATCCAACACACAGTAGGTAACCCTGCTAGATTATTTGTTCCTGCTCTAACACAAGCAGAAGCAGAAGAAATGGTAGACGAATGGTTTAAGGAAGCTGTATGAAATGGTTTGACAGATGGCTTTATAAAAAGACCCGTGACATGTGGGATAACAGTCACAAATACGAAGCAGACAAAGATTATCAAGAAGCAAAGGCAATTAGAATGAATACATTAAGCAGTGGCGCAATGGTAGAACGCGGTCGAGCCGAGGGTGAAGACCGTATTACATTTGAACTAACTAGTGCTGTAGGTGGGCGTATCCTCAATGTACGCAGATATGACAATCGTAAAGATATGCACGACCAACAAACTTATGTAATTCCGAGTGGCGAAGATGTTGGTGCTAGAGTAGCTAAAATTTTAAATTTAGAATTGTTAAAATGACACAGGCCCAAGTACCAGCACAAGGTGTACTCCAAGTTAACGATTGGGGTGATGCCAAAATGTACAAAGCAGTTTGTGAGTGTGGGGATGACGATTGTACTCATACAATCGATGTCGAAGCAGAACATGAAGTTACTGTAACCATTTATACTACAACTCGAACTAATTTTTGGACTAAGAGTCGCTGGTACCATATTTGGAAATTACTAACGACTGGATCGACTGAATACGAAACTTGCATTATTATGAACAAACAGGTTGCTCTTAACTATGCAGATGTGTTACAATCAGCTGTTAGAGATGTAGAAGAATTTAGGAAAAAAAGAAATGAGCAAAATAAAAATCGCTGAGCTGTTTTACAGTATTCAAGGTGAAGGACGCTTTATGGGTGTGCCTTCTGTTTTCTTGCGTACATTCGGTTGTAATTTTAAATGTGCAGGCTTTGGTATGCCTAAGGGCGAACTAAGCAACGAAGTTGAAGATATTGCAGAAGTAGTTCATATGTTTTCAAAGTATGAAGAACTTCCGCTCGTTACTACAGGCTGTGATAGTTACGCTAGTTGGGATCCTCGATTTAAAGACTTGAGTCCAATGTTAACTAGTGAAGCAATCGCTGATCGCATTATTGAAATCCTTCCAGATAACAAATGGGGCGATGCACATCTTGTTATTACAGGCGGAGAACCGTTGTTAGGTTGGCAACGAGCATATCCAGAATTGCTAGATCATATTAAAATGCGCGATCTAACAGAAATAACATTTGAAACAAATGGTACTCAAATGTTAACACCGGAATTTAAAAAATACTTGTTTGAGTGGTCACAACCTAATGAAAGCAGACAGGGTAGAGAAATTACCTTTAGTGTTAGTGCTAAACTTAGCTGTTCTGGCGAGGCGAGGCACGAAGCAATCCGTCCTGACATTGTTTGTGGGTACGAAGAAGTAGGCTACACTTATCTTAAATTTGTAGTTGCAACAGAAGAAGATGCGGAGGAAGCAATTGAAACAACAGATATCTATCGTGCAGAAGGTTTTAAAGGTCCTGTTTATCTTATGCCTGTTGGAGGGGTTGAAAGCGTGTACACTCTTAATAATCGCCGCGTCGCAGAGCTAGCAATGAAGAACGGTTTAAGATACAGTGACAGATTGCAAGTGCCATTATTTAAAAATGAGTGGGGTACCTAATGATTAAAAATTTCTTTAAAAAGATTACTGGCATACAAGCAATTGAAACTGCCAAAATACAAGCAGAAGCAGAAGCAGAAGTGGCTCGCAAATTAGCTGAACAAAAGCTCAAAGAAGCGGCTGATGCAGAAGCTAAATTGGAGGAAGCTAAATTAACGCCAAAAGAAAAAGCAACTAAACGAAAAGAACCGTGGGTTGCTGTTTTGGATACTCATGTTAACAAAGAAAATGTTAGAAATGGCTTTTTTGAACTTGACTGGAACGAGTACTTTATTGTACAATTAAGAGAAGCAGGATTCGGTTACGAAGGTGATCCAGACGAAGTAATCGTTGACTTGTGGTTTAAAGAGCTGTGCCGTGGTATGTTTGCCGAAGAAGGTATTGACGAGAATCGTGGTGCAGGTTATATTAATGTAGTTCCTATCTCAAGAGATAAATCAGAGGTTTCATGACATATATTTTAGTCGATACAGCTAACACATTCTTTCGTGCTAGACATGTGGTACAAGGGTCATCCGACATTAAGCTCGGCATGGCGTTCCATATTACATTTAATAGCATTAAGAAAGCATGGCAAGATTTTGATGGCAGTCATGTAGTATTCTGCCTCGAAGGTCGCAGCTGGCGTAAGGACTTTTACGAGCCTTATAAGCGGAATCGACAAGAAACTCGTAGTGCAATGACTGTTAAAGAACAAGAAGAAGATAAATTGTTCTGGGAAGCATTTGACGAGTTTAAGAAGTTTGTTACAGAAAAAACTAACTGTACTGTACTACAACATCCGCAATTAGAAGCAGATGATCTTATTGCTGGCTTTATTCAATCACACCCGCTAGAAGACCATGTGATCATTTCGACTGATAGTGATTTCCACCAGTTGCTAGCATCTAATGTAAAACAGTATAATGGTGTTGCAGACGAAACACACACTATTGACGGTATCTTTGATAAGAAAGGTAAACCTGTCGTTGACAAGAAAACAGGTGAGCCTAAGAAAGTTCATCCAGAATGGTTATTGTTTGAAAAGTGTATCCGCGGTGATACTAGCGACAATGTCTTTAGTGCATATCCCGGTGTTCGAACTAAAGGTAGCAAAAACAAAGTTGGCTTAACTGAAGCATTTGAAGATCGTAATGCTAAAGGATATTCTTGGAACAATCTCATGCTGCAGAGATGGACTGACCATAACGGTGTCGAACATCGTGTACTAGAAGACTATGAACGCAATCGTAAGATTATTGACTTGACTGCGCAGCCTGTTGAGATTCGTAATATTATTAACGAAACAATTGAAGCAGGTGCTGTTCCTAAGGACATTACACAAGTAGGCATTCGTATGCTTAAATTCTGTAATGCTTGGGACATGAAAAAGATTGCTGATAACATCCAATCTTATGCTGAACCGTTCCAAGCAAAATACCCTGCTATTAAGGCAGTACAAAATTTATTCGAGGAGAACTAAAATGGCAAAACTAGATAAGTTAGCAAAAGTAAATGAATCAATTACAATCAATCGTTATGATAACGGTTGGATGATTGAAATCGGTGGCCGTGATAAGAAAGAAGACTGGAAGAACACAAAAACAATGTGTAACACAGAGGACGAAGTTATCGCTGTCATTAAAGAGTGGAACTCTAAAGACTTAGACAACTAAGGAGAACATCATGGCATTCTGGACTGTTAGAACTTATTACAAAAAATCTGTTGA